CTATTAATCTATAATAATCTTGACCATCTGGAGAATCGTATTCTGTTACATATCCCACTGATACTAATTGACCATACATAAATGTAGCAATAGCTTTGTCTGGACTTATTATTTGAATAGTTGGTTTATCCATATATTCAGCATTCCAGACTAATCTTAAAAATACTCCGCCTAAAGCTGCGCATGTTTCGCCAGCTTCTAATAACTTATTCTTTATCCCACATTCTCTTAATAGATAATCTAAATTTTCTTGTGTGTTCTCTTGGTCAGCATCGCTGTATTCATTATCGTTAGTAAGAAAGTTAGGTGGTTCTGAAAATAATAAATCAGCACTTGTTTGTGCTATGTCTCCAGCTAATGGTATATGTAATTGATGTCTTTCTACCTGTGAATCAGTTGCACCTTTTCTAGTCCAAAACATATATTTACGTGGTCTATAATCTTGTGGTACATCAGCATAGGTTTTTCGCAGAATTGCTGGGTCTCCTGCATGCCATGCAGAATGTTCTTCATAAACTCTGTAAATGTGTTTGTGGTTCTCTGGCGGATATGCCGAACCATTCTCTGGTAATCTTAACATCTACTTTCTTCTCTTCTTACCTTTGTTTGTATAAACCTTTTTATTTTTTTTGTACACTATTCACTCCTGCTAATCCAATGCCGCCATACAGCACCAAGTGCTATCATTACGTATCTTAGCGCATCTACTGCATGGTCATTGCGTTTTAGTGGTTTATCTTCTCCACGTTCTTGTTGCTTGACATCCCATACATAGGACTCAATCTCATCAATAAGTCTATTGCAGCTAGAATGTATTTTTAGCTTCCTACTGCCTATTAAGTTATAAACTATTCTAATACCATCTTCTACTTTATTGTTGGCTTTCGTTACACCTAAATGATTGTCTCTCCATAGTTGAGTTATAAAGCTGGCAGCTGATGGGTCAACAAATATCTTCTTTATGTCATATCCATCTAAAAACTTTTTAAGCTCTGCTGAATATTCTGCATCTGATAATTGTCTCTGACTCTTTACTGAATCATAATAGTATTCTTTTATCACATACAGTTGGTCATCTTCTCCTTCTCCAACTAATAAAGCGCATAGTGGATTAGTTGTACCATAGTCAATACCTACATAGTATTCTCTCATTTTTGGCAGCTCTGATACTACGTTCTCTGGTCTATCGAAACAGTCATACACTGCACCTTCTGCCATAATCCATTCTCCATTAATGAATCTTCTGTACCATAAACTACTTGGTGGACTATATTCTGCCTTTAATGCTTCAACATACTTTGGGTCTAATGTGTGATTGTCTCCTAATTGAAATGCAAAATTCTTTATATCTAGTTCATCTTCTCTATCTAAAAACTTCTTTTTAAGCCAATGGTTCGGACTGTCTGGGTTTGTTGTTATAAACATTTGTGCATTAGGAACACGTAATCTTGATAGTAACATGTTAAAGAATGACTCTGACCATAACGTAACCTCGTCTCCATAAGCACCAGCTAGTGTTAATCCTCTTATCTTTGCTTCAGCTCTCTCATCATTTGCACCAACAATATATATAGTTCTATTGCCAATTTGTATTTCTCCAGAACCTGTTCTTGTAATAAAGCTACCAGAACCATCTAACATTTCAGATAAAACATCAATTACGTTTCTTTTTAAGGTTCTTTCTGTCTTGCCTATCATAAGAAGATTGCCTTTAGTACCACTTTGGCAGAACTCTATCCACCTAATTAGTGAAGATATTGTTTTACCAGACGATACTGAACCTTGCCAGATATTAATTCTGGCAGTTGAATCAAGAATTGAATCTAATTGTTTGCCAGTTTTAAGGTCTATCATTACGTAAATCTTCTATTTGTTTAGCCAGTTCTTTTACTGGGTCATCTTGTGCAGTTGCAACATTTCTTTCTGTTCTTCCCCATTTGTCTGGATATTTACGTTCTAATCTCCAAGCAGCTGCTGTCCAATTCTTTTGTGCTGCTTGTCCTATTAATCCTACTAACATTGCTTCGGATTGTGCCTGTGCCTTTTTTACTGTGTCGGTAAATTGAACAAAAATCTTCTCTCTTGTACGCATTCTTGCTCTTGAATTGTTGGATAATCTAAGTTTTTCAGCGTTTCCTCGTTTTAACCATTCATAAATACTATCTCTATGAATACCAACTAAAGCAGCGGTTGTTTCTATATAATTACCAGCACGCAAATATGCTGCAATCTCTTCGATTAATTTTGTTGGTCTGCCTGCCATTGTTACGCACTCCTGTTACGTTAACCACTTAAACCTGTTAAGTGTTAGCTCTCGCTTACTAGCACCATTCCCATCTCTTGCAGAACTTCCTGCGCTTGTAGAATGTCGCCATCTACGTAATTATATAGCATTTCTGTCATCAGTATGCACGCTGCATTAAATAAATCATTGCCTGTGATACCAACATTATTACGTTCCATAATAGGTAAATGCTGTGTATCAAATAAAGAATCTGTAATTGTTTCTCTGAATTGAGACATTGCTACGTGGTCTATCTCTTCTGGAAATGAAAAGTTTGCAGTTAAGAAAGATACATATATCTGCATTCCTTCTTTTATTGCGAGTGGTATTGGAACTACTTCGTTATCGTTTTTATCTGACATTCGTAACCTATCTCTCCTAATGCGTATTTAATCTCTTCTGCTTGTGCCATATCGGCAGCTTGAACTACAA